GTATTCAGTAGAATCCCAATGCATTTCCATTCTTTTCTTCCAATTTTCTATATGAGTGTCGGATTTCTTTTTATTTTTTAGTTTATCAGATATTTTACTAGCTCTTTCAGGAGAATTTTCTTTTTTAAACAAAACACTGTATTTTTTCAAGGTCTCATTAGTTTCTTTAGTTTTTCCTTTAGACCAATGTTTTATCTCCCCCCTTGCGTATTTTTCTTTATAAGTTGCTGAACCTTTTGCTAATCTTGCCGGGTCGGATTTATTACCCCATATATTTGGATTATCATATACGTAATGTCCTGATGCGTATGTTCTGTATGTGTATGGAACTTCATTATTGTATTTTACCAAAGTTCCACATCCACATGCACAAACAGGAGGCACATCATTGTGTAAATATTTTAGAGTATAAGATTCTATTTTTATCTTATGAGTTTTTGATATATGTGTAGATAAACCACTTTTATTATTGAACGACAATTCACATATTTCACATTTCATATAAACAAAGAGCTTTAGTATATGTATAAATATAGTAAAGCTCTTTTTTAAAAAATAAATATTGAGATTATTAATATTGGAGGATCATTCCAGAATTTCCCAAAGTCATTTCAATAGTAGTATAAGCGTCAGCTGACCAATCCCAATCTCCAAATGAACCTACGTTTTTGATGAAAGCTTTTTTTATTACCCACTCATTTACTGTGTTACCTACTGGGTCGATTGCATTGAAGGTGATGTCTCTCCAATAGAAGTCACCGTACCCTGCTCTACCTGTTACAGTTTCGTACTGTAATCTAGCCCACTCCATTACGGTTTGAGCTCCACTAGGACTAACCGGATTATATAATGATAAGGTGATATCGTTCCATCTACGCTTAGCTCTGAATTTTAAATATGAGTTGATGTGATCAATGATTACTTCTCCGTCTTCAAAACCAATACCGCCTATTTTTTTAATCATGTATGAAGGGATCCCCTCAATAGACATGATAAATCTATGTTGTAATATCGGTTCGAAGGCTGTGCCAAGCATCTGATCTGTAGAAAGTAAGGGCATTTTATATTATTTTATTATATTAATAAATATTGGTTTATTGGAAAATTGCACCTGTAGCTGTTACATTAAATTCTAACAATATGAATTCGATTGATTTTGCAGGAGATACGAAAATCTTACCTACCAACTGATTTCTATCAATCACATCATTAGTGTTTAAAGTCTCGTTTATATCAACTCTGAAAGCATATAGACCTTGACGAGTCTGAACACTTTCCATATAAGGTACAATCAAGTTTACTAGTTTATTTCTAGATTCAACTGTATTGTTATCAAATACAAAGTTTTTAGCTACGTTACTGATGTATGTTCTAAGGTCAATCAACAATCTTCTTACGTTGATTCTGTTTAGAGCAGTATCTCTAATTTGTAAAGTTTTTTGTCCCCAAATAGTTACTCCTGTGTTAGGGAATTTACAAATAGGATTGATTCTGTTAGAATACAATGCGTCTCTATCTGCTTTGTTTAGTTTAACTCTAGTATCAACAGCTGCTATAATACCTCTAGAAAGACCTGCAGGTGCAAACCAAGGAGCTGATACTTTGTCGTTATAAGCATACACTTCCGGAACTGCTACTGATGGTGGTACTATGATATCTTTAGAACTTCCGATACTCTTAACTTTAACCCATGGATAGTACACTGCACTGTAGCTAGAATCTAGTCCTGCTACAGTAGCTATCGCTGTAGGGATTGTAGCATTAATTGAAGTTAAATCTCTGATATACACACAATCTGTTCTTTCTTCTGCTGTTGATTGTGCATAAGATGTAACTGATCCGTGATATTCTTCTAATACGCCCGGTAATGTTAACAAGTCAAAAGTAAATTCTTCGTTATTGCTTATAATATCTAAAGCTTTTTTATAAGATTTAGTTCCTGCTGAAGTATCACTACTCAAATCAAATCCAAATACGTTAGTACCGTCAGCTGAAATATCCGCTCCTGTTTTCTTGATGGTCACATAGTTCATACCATCAGTACCTCCTTGGAAAGGAATTATAAATTTATTGTCGTTTGTAGGCTTTGTGAAGTTAGTGTTGTTTCCTACTACAGCTTCAGATGGAACAGGGTTTAGGTAGTTAATGTTATCAACATTTGAATAATTAAATCCTGAGTAAACAAATGAGCCTGAATTACTATATGAGTTTACAACTGCAGGTAATCTGTAAGTATTAAATCCTGCGATTGTTTCGTATAATGCTTCGTATCCATTAGGTATTACTTGTGGGTGGAATGTTCCTGCAGTAACTCCTGTAGCTGGTTCTATTCTAATGTATGTAGATATGTTTGCATAGTCTCCGTAATCAATTACTTTTAGTTGATTTTCATCATACTGTTTGTACTTATCTCCGATAGCTTTAACTATGTAATTAGCAGAATTTGGATTTAAAGTAACTCCTAAGTATTGTTCTAAAACTGACGGAGCTCTATCAATATCATTCCAAACCCTAACTTGTACGTCAAAGGTAGAATATGTGTTTGAATCAGATCCTTTAGTAATATTTGAAATTGATATTTTAACGTCTTGATTGGTTTTGAAACCATCTGAAAGGTGGTGGAATTTGAATAATTTATCACCGCTATCAGATAGAACCCAAGGTGTTGATGCGTGATTATATCCACTAGAATTAGAACTAGTGAAAGTACAATTAGATGTAGTTAAAACTAGAGAACTATCTATAGAAGTAGATTTTCCTATCAATCCACTAGCTGTCATAGAATTACCAAACAACAGATATGGGAAAATAGATCTTGTTTTATGAGTAGCATCTTTTCCCAATACCTTAGAAATGAAAATATCAGATTGAGGATTTAGAGAAGCAGTAACTAATGTGTTTGTGTAGTAAGCACCAGGAAGAGTAAGTTTGAAAGTATCAAAAGTTCCTGTAATTGCAGTATTGTTAAGAGCTGCATATACGTTGTCATTCTGTGTTGGGTACAATACAGCAGCAATACTTGCACTGCTAGGTGTAGCACTAACTGTACCTCCATTAAATGAAGTTAGTTTGCTACTTGCATCTGCTCGCCCAAACCTATAAAAATTACCATCTATACCAGGAACACTCGCAGTTAAAGCTAGAAATGCACCTCCTGAATAAGATGCAGATACTGAAGATAGTGAACTCACTGAATTTATTGCAGCCACTAAATTATTAATAGCCGACGCACTAGTTAAAGTGTCGGTCTCGAAGTATCTATAGCTACCATAATTACTACTACTGTACGCAGATCCTCCGCCAAAACCATAGAAAACAAAAGCACTACTTCCCGAAGCTTCTAATTTGTAATAAGAATTACCGGTCAGAATATCAAATGTAATAGAAGATGTCGCATAAGAAGCACTAGCGTATCCTCCGTTTGATGCTCCAACTGATGGCTTTATAATTGCTGCTAGTTTTACGTTTGAGTTGTATTGCCAACCACCGTTTCCTAAAACTCTGATAATTTTTGCTGAGTTACCTGCTTGAAGGTAGTTGTATACACTTTGATCAGTGTAGTTATGGCTAGAATCACTTCCAAATATAGCATTATACTGAGAATAACTTGTTACATTAGTAGGTATAAATGCTGCTCCTTTTTCTGTGGGACCTACTACTGCTAAACCTGTAGCCGATGCTCCTTGTGTATAAAAACTCTGATCGTTTTCAGAAGTATATACACCAGCGCTTAAAATCTGTTCTGTCATTTTTTATAATTTTTGAGAATAATAATAATACTATTATATACTACAATAAATATCATTATTATTCTCAAAAATTATAAAATCTAAATGATTTCTATTTCTCCTGTAGATAAATCTATCTTACCAGTTCCGTATTTATCAACCAATATTTTTGATAAATCTTCGGTTCTGCTTTTTACAGTCATGTAATCCAACAATAGATTGGATTTCTCTTGCTTTTGCTTTTCTATTTGAGCTTCTAAATCGTGTATATTAGTATCACATTCACCTAAAGAAGATAATATTTCTCCATATTTTAAGTTTAGTCCTTTTAGTTCCGCTAATTCTTCTGCTGTTAATTTATTTTCCATTTTATTAATTTTTTAGTTATAATTCCCATTTACTTTTAGGACACGCTTCTTTTCCAAGAAGTGGGGAAAATATTTTTTTGCTAGTAGGGCATTTACAAACTGAACAGTAATAATAATCAATCATTTCATTGTGTCTGTGGTATTCACAATTCTGACACTTTGCTAATCTGAGTTTAGCAATTCTGTCTTGTTCATTTGTTGGATTAGATGCTGCTTTCCATGATTTATAAATCTCTTCAAACTTATTCACTCTGATTACTGCTTTTTTTATAAACTCTTCTTACTTTCTTCTTTACTTCTTCTGTGCTATCTATGAGCTTTTTAATTTGCTCATCTTTTAGTTCACCATCTTCAGAAGTAGGGGATTCGATGGGAATTTCTAATGGATTAGAACCCAATGCTTCATTTTTTAAATCTTGACTCTGTTTTAAATCCCATTGTACGTAAATAATGATCCCTAAAATAAAAATTAAA